TGAATGGCTAAGTTTATCATTAGCCCGAACTTGGAAGAATACAACCGGAAGATTTACGATCTGGGTGCGAAGGCTCAGCCGATTATCGAGAAAGCTGTGAAAGAGGGCGCCGCTCCGATGGCTGATGCTGTCAGAGCCGCGATAAATGCACTGCCGACGGATGACAGTTACATCCGAAAAGGCAGCGGAAAGATCAAGAGCGGACCGGCGACCGCACAGAAACAGGCGATGCTTAACGGCTTTGGTATTGCACCGATCCGGAACGACAACGGATTTGTCAATGTAAAGATAGGCTTTGACGGATACAGCAATATCGTCACAAAGCGGTGGCCGCAGGGTCAGCCGATCCCGATGATAGCGAACGCCGTCGAGGCCGGAACCTCATTTATGAGTGCGAACCCGTTTATGAGTCAGACGGTGAATTCTCAGCGAAAGAATACCGAGAACAAAATCAGAGAAGTCTTTGAATCGGAAATATTGAAGATAATAAATTAACGGAGGTAAATTATGGCAGCTGGAAGAGTATGCACTGGTTTTTCGCTCCCTTATGTTGCGAAATACGCAGCCGCAGGCGGTACGATCACGTACAGCGACGGCCAGAAGCTTGCAAGAGGTGTTTCCGTGTCGATCGAGCCGGAGTCCTCTAACGATAATATTTTTTACGCGGATAACATCCCTGCGGAATCCGCAGGAAACACATTTACCGGCGGCGACATTAATCTGACGGTTGATGGTCTGCTTGCTGATGCAGAGAAGATGATCATGGGACTCGTCATGGACAGCGAAGAAAAATGGTATGTCTACAGTGATCAGCAGGAAGTTCCGTATGTTGGTGTTGGTTTTGTTGCACGATTCCAGAGCGACGGCGTTGTGTCTTATGTTCCGTTTATCCTGGTCAAGTGTCAGTTTAATCAGCTGAGCACCTCGGCAGAGACTCAGGAGGAGCAGATCAGCTGGCAGACTCAGGAGCTTACCGCTAAGATCATGCGCGGGGACGATGCTGACAGAGAATGGAAAAAGGTCGGCATTGAGTACACGACTGAGGCAGCCGCAGAGGCAGCCATCAAGGCGACGTTTAACATCACCTGATAGGAGGTGGTTTAGTGGCAGCGGGTAGAGTCTGCACAGGGTTTAGCAAGCCGTATGTTGCTAAACTCACAGAAACAAAAATGGGCAACACATGGATGGTAGGATATAAAGACGCGAGAATGCTGGCGCGTGGTGTGTCAGTATCCATTGAGCCGGAAAATTCTGACGACAATGAGTTTTTTGCTGATAATGGCACAGGTGAGTCCGGCATGGTGCGGTTTACTCGTGGGGATCTTACGCTGACCGTTGATGGACTCAATCACGAAACCGAACAGTTTTTGATGGGCACAACATCAGATGGTAGCTGGATAACATACGGAGATTCGCAGCAGGCGCCGATCGTTGGTGTTGGTTTTATCGCGAGATATCAGTCGGGTGGCACAACTGTTTATGTCCCGATGATTATAAGAAAATGTCAATTTAATCAGATCAGCACAAACGCCGAGACACAGGAAGAACAGATTAATTGGCAGACGCAGGAACTTTCTGCGAAGATTTTAAAAACCAACGACATAGGCCAGTGGAAATGGATAGGGATTGATTATGATTCTGAGCTTAAAGCAGAAAACGCCATCAGAAGAAGATTTAACCTGACGCAGATCGAGGAGGCATAAATGTTAATCAACGGAAAAGAGGTAAAATTTTACTTTTCAATCTGGGCAAAGACTGAATGGGATAATTACATCCTTGCAAACAAGGAGAAATCCATCAGTTTTGCCATGATGCAGCTGGCTTTTATCATGAACGAGGCCGCGATCCGCGCCGGGATGGGCGGCGAAAAGCTTGTGCCGGAAGATCTGGAAGACCTGCCCGCAAGGGTATACGACCAGATTACGGAAGAGCTTAAAGCCCAGATGGAAGCGGACAGCGCGACCACGATCGAGACGAAGGAGCCGGCAGGAAAAAAAACAAAAAATCCAAGATAACATATAATCGCGCTTGGTATCTCTTTTTCGGGTGCCAGCTCAACATGTCGAGGCAGGAGGTTTTAAATTGCAGATTTGGCGAATTTCTGGATTTAATCTCTTGCCTCAATGTGTATAACGGAGCCGCAGAAATAACCGAAAAGAAGAAACCGAAGACGTTTGACGAAGTAATGGAGATGTTGTAATAGTTGCGGTCACCGTACCGCCATATAGAAAGAGGGTGGTTTTGAGTGGCTGTTAATATTGGCCCTCGACTATAACGTATAGGGATAGAAGGGGAAGCGGAATACCGCAAACAAATCAATAATATCACTCAGGCACAGAAGACGCTGAATGCCGAGATGAAGCAGTCAGAGTCTGCCTTTGATAAGAGCACTACTGCACAGCAGAAAAACGCAGCAAAGGCGAAGAACCTGACGAAACAGGTCGAGAATCAGGAGAAAAAGGTTGCACAGCTCCGGAAGATGACAAAGGAGTCGGCGGATAAATTCGGTGAGAATTCCACGCAGACGCTGAAGTGGAAAGAAGCACTGGCGGATGCTGAAACCGAATTAAACCGACTCAATAAAGAACTGGATGAACTGGATAAGTCGAATTTTGGCGAAAAGCTCCAGAATGCCGGTCAGGGTCTCCAGAACATCGGGAGCAAAGTTTCGTCTGTCGGGGATACCCTAACCAAGAATGTGACCGTCCCGCTTGCCGCGATCGGGGCCGCCTCCGTAGCCGCCTATAACGAAGTCGATGACGCGATGGACATCATCGTCAAAAAGACGGGCGCGACAGGGGACGAACTGGAAGCGATGCAGAAGAGCGCGCGGAAGATCGCGAAGACGATCCCGACAAGCTTCGAAAAGTCTGCGAAGGCTGTTGGAGAGGTAAATACAAGATTCAGCATCACAGGCGATGAATTGGAAGACCTGTCTACGTACTTCCTGGAATTTGCCGACCTCAATGATACGGATGTCTCCGACAGCATTGACAAGGTCCAGAAATCAATGGCAGCGTTTGGCGTTGAAACGAAGGATGCGAAGAAGGTCCTTGACGTTATGAACGCAACCGGTCAGAGGACCGGCGTTTCGATGTCCAGCCTGTCGGATTCGATGGTTAAGAATGCAGCATCCCTGCAGGAAATGGGATTAGACGCATATTCTGCCGTTGAATTCCTCGGAGATCTGGAAGTCTCCGGAGCGGACGCAAGCACCGTGATGATGGGACTTAAGACGGCCCTCAAAAACGCGGCAGCAGAGGGCAAGAGCCTGCCAGAATCTCTCGGAGAATTTGAGACCATCATGGCAAGCAGTGCCAGCGACACGGAAAAGCTTAATGCGGCGGTTGAGCTGTTTGGAAGCAAAGCAGGTCCGGCAATCTATGAGGCCTGCAAAAAAGGCGGTCTGTCGTTCAAGGGTTTGTCGGAAGATGCGACAAAGTATTTCGGCAATGTACAGCAGACATATGAGGGTGTTCTGGGGCCTGAGAGTAAGCTTGTCACGACGATGAACAGCTTGAAAGACACAGGTGCACAGATCGGCGAAACATTGCTGACAATTTTGGAGCCTGCTGTATCGAGTGTCGGTGATTACATTGATAAACTCGGCGAATGGTTCAACGGACTCGATGATAACACGAAGGAAGTTATTTCGAAAGTCGGACTTGCCACTGCCGCAGGAGGCCCGATTTTATCAGGACTCGGACGTGTAAGCAGTGGTATCGGTGGGGTGATAAAAACCGCCGGTAAAATTCTTGGCTCCGATTCGCTCGGCGGCTGGGGCGGACTTGCGGGTCCGATTGGCATATTAGCTCTCGGTGTCGGGAGTGTTGCCGCTGCGCTGGCATTGATTCCAGAGAAAGCCCCGTTTGAAGGATACGAAGAATTTGAGCAGACGATGAAGAAGCTTGCCGAGGATGCCAGACTAATAGAAGAAGGGTTCAGAAAAACGGACGCTTCGATCAAGGGCATCATGGGAGCGGCAGACAACGAAATCGCGACGGTGCAGGCCAAATATGACCAGTTGGCGGCATGTTTCAATGAGGACGGAAGTCTTCGAGAGGGCATGGAGCAGACCGCGAATTACCTGCTTAATGATTTGTCTCAGGCATTTGGCGCTGACTTCTCCGGTTCCTTCGGTGAGGACATGCAAGCCAACATCGACATCCTCGGCCAGGTAAACGATGCACTTGAAGCACACGTTCAAAAACTCAGACAGTCGGCCGTAGAAGAAGCATATAACAAGGAATTCGGTGAAGCATACACGCGTCAGGCTGAAGCAATAAAAGCAAAAACAGAAGCACAAGTAGAGTATGACACAGCTGTGCAGAATGTTGCTGATGCTCTCGCAGAGGTCGAGAGGCTTGAAAAAGAAGTAGCTGAAAATCCAGGCGACTTTGTAAAAGGAGCGAAGCTTGATGAAGCAAGAGATAATCTTGATGGTTATTGTCAGAAGCTAGAGGAAGCTGCAGAAACTCTCGACAGAGCCGGAGCCGATGCCGCACAGGCCAATGAAGAGGTGAGAGGATTGGACGAAGCACTCTCGCTGGTTGCGGCGGGCAAAATTGAAGAAAGCGCGGAAGCAGTAGCAAAGGTCGGCCTGAACGCTCAGAAAGCCGGTGAGCAAGTCAGGGGAAATCTCAACAGCTCCGTCAGCGATTATATCGGAAAAATCAAGGACTTAATTGATACCGCAACACATGAGGATTTCGCAAAAGGCATCGAACTGCCGAAGCTTAAGGTTTCGAAAGACTGGGACAAAAGTTTAAAAACTATTCGCAATGACCTCAAGGAAAAGTTTGGAAAGACTCAGCTTTATATTGACATGAAAAACGGCGGCCTTCGAAATCTCAGGAGTTTCGGAAAAGAGAGCACCAGCCTGATTGAAAAAGCAATGCCAGGAATCATGGGGCAGATGAAGGGCATAAAGAACACTCAGAATGTCGCAGTATCGGCAAGGTCAACAATCACCGGAACGCTTTCCGGAATCAATGCATCAGTTGGAGGTGTGATAGGTGCATCTTCCGCAGCTTCCTCCGCCCGGTCACTGATGCAGAGCGTATTTAACAGTCCACTCGCTGCAAAGGTCAGCTCCGTTTCTGGCTGGGCTGAGGCAGTGAGAAGTGCTTGGAGCAACATGCAAAGCTGGTTTAACAGCAATCCGCTTGTGTCGTATGTGCGAGAGGTTAAAGAGAGTCAGAGCAGTGGCTGGAACTGGGGCGGGTTGTTTGGTCACGCCAACGGTGGTTTTATTGACCACGAACAGCTCTCTTGGGTCGGTGAAGGAAACAAGCCGGAGGTCATCATTCCGCTGTCGTCTCAAAAGAGAGGCAGGGCGCTGTCTTTGTATCGCCAGACCGGTGCCATCCTCGGAGTCGGAGGCGG